ATGAGATACGAGACCGAAGGCGACAATCTTCTCGAAGCTTCCATGGATGAGTACATGAAGAACAGGTACAACACCTACAACAAGCTCAGCAAGGATGAGGAAGAGACGAAAAAGAGCCGTGATACAAGGTCTGATGTATTGCAGGAACTTATTGATTATCGCAAGGGCAGAATGCCCGGAGATTTCAAGACTGTATCATCACTTGTGGAAGAGACAGGAGATCATAATTATCTTCCTTCCGTAATGGATAAGACTTACAAGAATGGCAAGGGCGGCGAAGAAATAAAGTTCACAAGCGAAGAATACATTCAGTTACAGAATATTTATGAGGATCTGTATCTCACATATATGAATGAAAGCATCGACGAAAACGAGTCTGTCGAGAAATGGGAATATACCAAGACCAAAGCAAAAGATGAAGCCAGGTACAGAGCCTTAGACGAGCTTCTAAGGCAAAAGGGCATTGAACCAAAGACCACTAAGCCTAAGACTTCGCCGGGCAAGTTCGATGCTTATGTTGATGCAGAGTTCAAAAAGAAAAAGAAATAATCTTAAAGAGAGTCGCTTCGGCGGCTCTCTTTTTTAGGTCGGTACGGCAAAAACTTTTGATGCAATAAACTTGAAATGTAAAAACCTTTTGGCCAAAGGGACGATCAAGTTTTTAAATCAGAGGTAATTTAAAATGGCGTTTTCAGATAGTATGTCAGCAGCAGATCTCGCTGCCATAACTGGGAATAACAATAACGGATGGGGTGGAGACGCTTCCTGGATTATCATTCTCTTCCTGTTTATGTTCATGGGATGGGGCGGTTCCGGTTTATGCAACGGAGCCGGAAACGGAGCCGGAAATTACGGTGGCCTTTATCCATGGATGAACCAGAGTGACCAGATCAACAGTGGTTTCCGCGACCAGATGATCAACGATAACATCACAGAGATAAGAAACGGTGTCAATGGTATTCAGACACAGCTTTGCAATGGCTTTGCCGGAGTTGAGCAGGGCGCAAACACAAGACATATGGCGAACATGCAGCAGTCATTTGCAAATCAGACAGCTATGCTTCAGGGATTCAACAATATGCAGTCACAGTTCGCTGATTGCTGTTGTGAGAACCGGCTTGCTAACTGCCAGACACAGAACATTATCCAGAACGAAGGTAATGCAACAAGATTCGCTAATGCAAATAACACAAGAGACATTATCGAGTCACAGACCCGCGGCAACCAGGCTATCCTTGACAAGCTCTGTCAACTTGAACTGGATGGAGTCAAGGCACAGGTTGAAGCGAAAAATGACCGTATTGCAGAGCTCACTACTCAGCTCAATATGGCCACACTCAGAGAGTCACAGACCGCGCAGAACGCATTTATCTCTCAGGGATTTGCTAATGAGGTTGATCAGTTATATAACCGCCTTTCAAGTTGCCCAGTGCCGACAACACCAGTTTTCGGCAGAACACCTATATTCACATGTGATCAGCAGGTTAATCCTTGTGTATGTGGACGCGGCATGTAATTGGAGGTGTTTATATGGGAGCCGAGTATTCAGCTAATGCGGCACAGACAGTGCCTGTTGGCGGCAGCGTGATCTTCACAGAAAGCCCGGTGCCGTGTCCCAGCGGTATGGTATACCACAGAGACGGATCAGGACTTTTCCGACTTGCCAATATATTTTTCCGCCAGAATATTACAAGCTGCTGGAGACGCAACACTAATTATGAGGTTGCTTTCCATGCGAACATTGCTATCCCGGAAGGTGAGACAGCGCCTACGGGCGGCATATCACTTGCCATTGCGATAGACGGTGAGATTGATCCGTCAAGCGAAATGATATCTGATGTGACCGTTGTAGGTACTTTCGACAATGTGGGTGCTGATATCATCGTAACAGTTCCTTATATTTGTGCGTGCTCTTCTATATCAGTGAGGAACACAAGCACAATTCCGGTCATAGTACAGAACGCTAATATCATCGTAGAGAGGGCAAGATCATGAACGAATCATTAGACAAGATTAAGAACATGGTCTGCGAAGGTCTTGATCAGATGGCTATGAAGGGCGAGTTATCCATGAGTAATCTGGATGCAGTAGACAAGCTCTGTCACACGCTTAAGTCTATCGAGACTATCCAGGCCATGAAGGGTAGCGAGAACGGCTACTCCGGAAGATATATGACCAGGTATTCAAGAGACGAATACAACGGTCACAGCTACACCGGCGGAAGCAACAGCAACAACGGCGGTGGGAGTTATGGAAACAACGACGGTGGGAGCTACGGCTTTTACAGTCGTGAGAACGGTACAGAATTAGCAAATGAGCTGCGTCACATGCTTGAAAGAACAAATTCCGAGAGAGACAGACGTGCACTCCAGGACTGCATCACCAAGATGGGCGGTTAAGTTGAATATGCAGGGGACTCTTGACGGGTCCACTGCATCTGAAGGGAGAGAATATGATTGAAGTAATCAACCGTGAGCTCCTTATCCCACGTGAAGAATTTAATATCGGGACCAATTACGATGATGCATCCGAAGTCCGTACATTTCACCTGAAGAGGGTAACGGCAGGCGGCATTGACCTCGCCAATCTTTCATTTTCCCTGGACATACTTTATGCAAACGATGAGAAGGATTCGGCGGATCTCGACATAGAAGTCACAGAAAAAGACATTAACCTTACTCTGACAGTGGTTAATTCCATGTTACAGGTTCCCGGATCCGTAATCGTCCAGCTAAGGGCTCTTACGGATGATGGTGCAGTGAAGTGGACTTCTTATCCCGGCGCTTTTTTTGTTGAGGATGCTATCAATACTCCGGCGAGCTATACCGGGGATCTGACGGTCCTGGAAAGACTTGAGGCGGAGTGGAACGCGGTAAAGGCCGCGGAACTTGCGAGAGTGACTTCGGAGACTGCAAGGCAGGCGGCAGAGGAAGCACGAGAGGATGCTGAACAGGATCGCGAAACTGCGGAAACTGCCAGAGCGGCGGCGGAAGAGGAACGAGTCGAAGCGGACGGGAGAAGGGAACAGGAGTTTGCAGATGCCATAGCTACAGCACAGCGCACGCTTAATGCAGACTTTGAGGAAGCGCTGGACGATGCAAAGGTAGAGCTTACTGACTCTGTGACTGATATAAAGGATGAAGCAGCAGGGTATGCAAGCAATTCGGCATTATCAGCTCACGATGCGGCCGAGTCGGCAGCGGCGGCGCAGTTATCTGAACAGAATGCGGCGGCCAGTGAGCATATACTTGATTTCTACGTAGATTATGTAATTCCGAGATTTATCATCGCGAACAACAGGATCTATGTGAATGACACTTCGACGCAGGAATTTATGGTGATGAACAACAGGCTGTATATTAAGAATCCGGCATAAGGGAGGAACAGGTAATGATTAATCCAACAGGCTATACGGCGCTCGATCTTGTCGGATTTACCGACAAGGGTACATATGCGTCGAATGTTAATTATGTGAAGAATGATATCGTGCATTACGGGGGTAATCTCTGGAGATGCAAGATTGATGATACTATGAATGTCACTCCGGCCGAGGGCGAGAACTGGACGGTGTTCGTCGGAGAACCGACTAACCTTGTAGAAAGGATTATCGCTCCCCTGGAAGAGAACCCGGCGACAGTCGCTTATGCTGCCGGAAGACAGATAATCTATGACGACTGGCTCTGGGAAGTCATTGATGATATCGCAGTGGGTGATCCGCTTATCGACTATGCGGTGGATCCTACAAATGCCAACATCAAGAAGGCGGTACCGGTAGAGACACAGCTTCTGGATGTAAAGAAAAAGGAAGGGAACCTTACAGACCTTCACACCACAAACAAAACTAATCTTGTGGCGGCCGTGAATGAAGTGAAGGATGATCTGGATGATCTTTCTGATGATGTGGGTACGCTTTCAGCGCTTGATACGAACGTTAAAACATCGACGGTTGCCGCTATTAATGAGGTAAATACAAAAGTATCCAAAACTGAAGTTTTAATAATAGATGTTGAATCGTTTAGCTCACTCCCTCAAACCGTATCAAATCCGCTCGTTGAGAGTGATATGGTGGTAGTTAATTCCGTGTTAGGTACTCCATCAGCTCAGACAGGAGATTGGACGGTAACAACATCAAACGGAAGTCTTAATATTACGGGAACATCAGCTATTAGCGGTAGCACCACAGCAACTTTGTACCTTATGAAATCAAGATAAAGGAGAATAATTTATGGAAAAGTATTTTTTGACTCAGGTTAAGAGAACCAATGGAACTTTTGAAAAGGGGTGTGTTGTAAAAGACACACCCGATGAAGTGAAGCAGAGTTACCACGCTTATCTTGGTGCTTATGCTTACGGTAATAACAAAGATACTGATTATGTTCAGTGTGTTGTGACTAATCTCAGAGGTGGCATTGAGTTATCAGAGATTTGGAATGGTATTGTTGAGAATGAGGAGGTCTGAGGTGGTTAATCAGCCATAACCGCCGAAATTATAAATGGCAGAGAGTAAAATTAAAAAACCATTTCAGAGATTAATAACTATAGATAAAGAGTTAAGTAATATACAGATTGCAAGTTTAGATACATTTGAGGCGTATTACACAATTAATGAATTAGAAACCTATGATGTAATTGCAGTTACACCTACTAGTTTAGGTGATAGTAGATATTCTTTTCGAGGTTGGTATGTTAACCGACAGCTTCCATTGAGATTATATGTTCTAATTGCAAATCCTAGTGCATCCACTGGCAATGGTAAAATTTCGTTTAAAATTTTACTTATGTCAAAAAGCTAATGAAAGTAATTAATTGGAGAGCATCAAGAAATGAATCTCGACGATTTAACAAAACAGCTTATCTGTATATGGATTATAGTTGATTTATTTATCAAAGTTATTAATCCATGGATAAAGCATTAAGAAAACTTTTTAAAATGAAATATTAAAAAACAAATGAAATTTGGGTGGTACATCGGAGGGGTGTATCGTCCATTTTTTGAGATAGGGGGAAGCATCAGGGAATGAATTTAAAAGAAATTTTTGAAAATCTAAATCTTGGGAATGTATCAATAATTTGTTTTCTGTTGCTTTCCCTTATTGAAATAGCTCCAATCAGAATAAATCCGTGGTCAGCTCTTTGCAAATGGCTACAAAGACAGTTGTCCTTGGATGAGATCAAAGAAGACCTGATGGACTCGCGGCGGACACGCATCATACGTTTTGATGATGAACTATACGAAAAGCGATTTCACGGAAAAGATATGTTTGATGCTATTCTGGTTGATTGCGACAAGTATGAGAAATTCTGCAAAGCAAATCACGGTTATGTTAATTCGGTTGCAGATGATTCAATTCGACATATTAGAGAAGTTTACGCAGAAGAAAAAAGAACAGGCGCTTTTTGTAGATATAAAAAAAACAAAGATGAACATTGACTGTTTCTTTATATCCTCCTTACTTTCTCCGGGCTTTATGCCCGGGGATTTTTTATGCCTTATTTTAGGTCGGTACGTACATTTTTTTGTACGTAGTAAATTGTGATTAATGGAACTCATGTTCCTAAAGACTCACGGGAGAGACCGCGCAGAGCTGAAAGGAGCTTTATGAAAAAATTAAAGATCAATCTCCGGTTATTTGATGGTGATGGCGGAAGCGCTGCCGCAGGATCATCAGGACCGGTAGGAGAAGGCGGAAGCCAGCTCGCCACTGGCACACAGGCGAATGGACTAATAGTCAACGATAGTCAAGGCACTAGTCAAGACTTTAGTCAAGGACAGGTCGCCGCTGTCGATGCAGGTACAGACTTTGAAAACTACATGAATTCCCACAAGGATGAAGCCGATAAATGGTTTTCGGATCGCTTCCAGGAAAAGTTCAACAAGCGCTATGCACCGATCAAGAAGCAGCTGAGTGCTGCCAATGCGGTCATGGAAATGCTGGCGACCAAGTACGGGATCGAAGACTCGAAGAACATTGAAGCCATAACAAAGGCACTCGAAGAGGACGACATGCTTTACGCAGAACGCGCGGAAGCCAATGGACGCACTATCGACGAGCAGCGCCAATGGGATATGCTGGAGCGCGAAAACAGAATGTATCGCGAACAGAGACAGCAGGCAGAACGTTCTCAGCAGATCCAGAGACAGATGGATGAATGGGACCAGCAGAGCAAGAACCTGAAACAGCTCTTCCCGACATTCAACCTCGACCAGGAATTGCAGAATCCGGAATTTGAACAGGCTTTACGAAGCGGACTTTCTATGGAACGCGCTTTTTATGCGGTTCACGGGGAGGAGATATTCTCCGGAGCAATGCAGACCGCGGCTCAGGAAGTAAGGCAGGCGACAGTCCAGGATATCGCAGCACGAAGGACCAGGCCGAAGGAAAATGCCATTGGATCACAAGCTTCGGCACATGTTTCAAAGGATGTGCATAAACTCACCAGAGAAGAACGAGCGGAAATTGCTCGGCGTTCAATGTCAGGGCCTATCCGCTTGTAAGGAGCGAATATGTACAGATATAAGTTAAATCTTCGTATGTTTGATGTTATCAACAAAACTACATCAAACACTGAAGGTAATCATCTCACACCCGAGATCAAGACCTATTATTCAGACTATCTAATCGATCTTGCTGAAGCAGAACTTGTACACGATCAGTTTGGTCAGAAGAGACCTATCCCGGCTGGATCCGGTAAGACTATCGAGTTCAGACAGTTCATGCCGCTCGCCAAGATCACAACCGAGCTTGTCGAAGGTGTTACACCGGACGGACAGGCACTTGATGTATCAGCAATCACTGCGCTGGTTAAACAGTACGGTGGTTATGTGACACTTTCAGACCTTCTGGAGCTCACAGCCATTGATAATATCAAGACCGAAGCTACACAGCTTATCGGCTCACAGGCCGGGCGTTCTCTTGATACTATCGTAAGAGAAATCCTCAATGGTGGTACCAACGTTCAGTATCACGAGGGTGAGAGAGCGAACAGAGCAGCTATCACAGCAGCTGATACACTCACGGTCAATGCTATCAGGGCAGCTGTCAGAACATTAAAGAGACAGAACGCCAAGCCTATCAACGGTGATTATGTGGGTATCATTCATCCGGACGTAGCTTATGACCTCATGAGCGACCCTGCATGGGTTGACTGGCAGAAGTACACCTCACCTGAACACATGTACAACAACGAGATCGGTAAGATTGCCGGTGTAAGATTCGTTGAGACTACAGAAGCAAAGATCTTTGAAGGTGTCGGAACAGGCGACATTGATATCTATTCAACACTTATCATCGCCAAGGATGCTTACGGAACTACAGATATCACCGGTGGCGGACTTCAGCTCATCATGAAGCAGAAGGGCTCAGCCGGAACAGCAGACCCTCTTGACCAGAGATCTACGATCGGTTGGAAGGCTACAAAGACAGCTGAGAGACTTGTAGAAGATTATATGGTAAGAATCGAGACCGCTTGCACATACAACGGTTGATTTTAAAACACCTGCGGCCGTAATGGCCGTGGGTGTTGTTGAAAGGAAAATAAATATGCCTAAGAAAAATACAGATGAGACTAATGTAAATCTCACAGAAGATGAAGAGACTAATGCAAATCTCGCAGAAGATGCAGCAGCCAGTGCAGAGGATCCTATGGAATACGTGGACCATGCGCCGCTTTTTAAGGACGGTGAAAGATATAAGTTTCCTCTGAATGTGACTATCAACGGAGTCAAGTACTCAGTGCCGCGCGGTGTACCGCTGAGACTTCCCAGAGTAGTTGCAGAGGTTATCGATCAGTCTATCGCACAGGATGCGTATGCTCACGAGGTAGACACACAGATGCAGAAGACACAGATAGTGAATTTCTAAGCATTAAACGAGGTGGCGAAATGACAGACAAAGAGTACGATTTTCTCAAAGACTTTGCATTATGCTGGTTCCCCGCATTTATGGCATTTATCGGTGTTGTCATGGTCGCCTGGGAGATCCCTTGCAGAGACCAGGTACTTGCTACCATGGCCGGGCTCAATACTTTTATGGGAGCGGTGGTCAAGTACTACAAAGCAAAGTATGACAAAGAAAATTCTGGGGAAGAGGAAAACGAATGAGGACCAGTCAGACAGGCATTGACCTGATAAAGGAGTTTGAAGGCTGCTGTCTGAAGGCTTACTGGGACTATAAGGACTACTCTATAGGATACGGCCACCTAGGAGCTGAGCCGGGGCAGGTCATAACCAAAGCACAGGCAGAAGCTCTTTTGCTGTCGGATCTTCCGGCATACGAGCGGAAGGTGGAACGTTATGACAACGTTTATCACTGGACGCAGAATGAGTTTGATGCACTTGTGTCTTACTGCTACAACATCGGTTCCATAAAAGGACTTGTGGATGATGGAAAAAGGACAAGAGCTGAGATCATAGCCGACTGGCCTGCACACGACGTGGCAGGTGGAAAGCATTTAGACTCGCTCAAAAAACGAAGACTCAAGGAATTAAAACTATTTGAGGGTAAACTTATGACTGAGAAGCAGATAACCATATGCGGCCATGGATCCGGCACACCTTCACTTAAGAACATGTATGTATGTCTCGATCAGAGATATAATTCCAAAGCTGATAACGGTAAGCGCAAGGGCATAATTAAAGTCATGCGTCTTAAATTGATGTCAGATACCGGACGTGAAGCTTTTGTAAGATATTACAAGTCTATCCTGGGCAGGAATATCTACAGCCAGAACAGACGTGAATATTGTTATGTAAAGTTCAAGGACGGTAATTACTACTCTGATTGTTCCTCATCCGGAATAAAGACCTACGAGAAATGCGGTTATGCTTTTCCCTGGACACTTAACACGGAAGGCATCTATGAGAGTGATTTATTCGAAGAGGTACCGGTTAATATCGTTGATGGCCATATCACCAATCCGGAAGTATTAAAGATCGGTGATGCGCTACTGTTTGTTGGCAATGACCCGTCAAGAGCTTTGCAGATCGGACATGTAGAGTATGTCTACAAAATGCCGGAGGAGCCTAAGGAAACATATCCTAAATGGGTAAAAGATGGTACATACTGGTACAGAAGATTATCTGAAGGAGTAAACGCTCACGGATGGATGGATATCAACGGACACAGGTACTGGTTCGACGATAAAGGAAAAATGGCTACGGACTGGAGAGAGATCGATGGTAAGTGGTACTACTTCCAGCCGGAGTCCGGAAAAGCAGCGAGTCTTGCCGGAGCGCTTTATGTATCTGATGAGACCGGAGCACAGAGGATTCTTGAAGTGAAATGAGCTACAGATATTTCAATCCTAATCCATTGGGCCTTAAAGTGGGCGACTGCGTTATCAGGAGCCTCGGAAAGGCACTCCAAATGTCCTGGACGGATGTTTATATGGATTTATGTGTAAAGGGCCTTGAAATGGCCGATATGCCATCGTCAAACCTGGTCTGGGGCACTTACCTTATGGAGAAAGGGTACCACAGGGTTGAGTGTCCCGGTCTATTAACCGTAAACGAATTCACAAAGAGAAATGATAAAGGCACTTACATCCTCGGAACCGGAACACATGTGATCACTGTCGTCGACGGTGATTACTATGATGCATGGGACTCCGGGGATTGCGTGCCTTACTATTACTGGGAGAAAAAATAATGTATTATCCGTATTATTTAAACGGGCAGACATACGGAGCATCAGCTCCTACCAATCCGGTTCAGCAGCCGGTGCCTCAACAGCAGGTGCCGCAGACCTTCCAGAACAAAAATGTTTTTGATTGGGTGCAGGGCGAAGCCGGTGCACGTGGTTACATGGTACCTGCCGGAATGACTGCCTGGCTGATGGACTCAGAAAGACAGACGTTCTATATCAAATCAACAGATGTGAGCGGAATACCGCAGCCGCTGAGAATATTTGATTTTACTGAGCGGACCGCAAAGCCCGTCACTGTTCCGGATCCAAAGCCGGAGTATGTAACCAAAGACGAAATGAAGGCATATATTGACGAGCTACTAAAGAAGGGAGAAGTAAATGAATCCATTGTTCAACCGGCAACAGTTCAACCAAACTCCACAAAATAACACACCTTTTGGGAATATGACAAACATGATGAACCAGTTCAACCAGTTCAGGAACACATTCCGCGGAAACCCACAGCAGATTGTAATGAACATGCTGTCAAACGGTCAGATGTCGCAGCAGCAGTTCAATCAGCTTAAAGCTATGGCGGACCAGTTTCAGAAGATGATGCATTAAAAGAAGGCGGACACATATATGTCCGCCTTCTTTTTTTGCCCCAATGGTTCCCTCATGGTTCCCTATGCTATAATTATTTAGAGCTTTTGTGGATTACAATAAATTACGCTGAGTTTATACACCTTCAAAAAGCCGCGCAATATCAATACATTCTAGGTGTTTATACGTTTCGATTAATTACAGAGGATTAAATAACGTAGTTATTTATGAGAAGACCACACGAAAGGCAAAGACCCTGGCAAGAAACCGCGTAATTGCTAGGGTCTTTGACTGCGCTATGGGTATAGTTTTGGCAAATAAGACAAAATGGTTCCCTCATGGTTCCCTAAATTCAAGAACGGAACCATTGGTTCCTTGGATTAAAAAACGGAACCATTGGTTCCGTTAAAGTGATTCGAGGATCCTGAGAGACTTGTCTTCCATGGATCCGGTGACTTCCGTATAGATCTGGAGTGTTACCTGGATGTTCTTGTGGCCGAGACGCATCTGCACATCCTTTGGGTTTGCTCCTCTGGATAAAAGCTCTGTGCAGTGAGTCTTACGAAGAGAGTGGTAATTGAATACATTGTATCCGTACTTTTTACGGAATTTAACATTCCAGTATTCTATATATTGCGGCTTTATAAACTGTCCGTTCTCCTTTACGCACACAAGATCCATGAGGGTGTCGGTCTCTTCCGTGACAAGCTTTCCGTCCTTCAGATAGTAGTTGGTGTAATACTCGTTATATCTTGCCTTTTCTTTGAGAACTGATATTCTCTTTTTCTTTAAGAGGTTAAGAAGAGTGGAGTCGATCTTTATCTCACGGTTAGAGTTATATTTGGGATTGGTAATGTATACGTCCTTGGAACCGGCGAAGAGCTGGAGCTGACGGTCAATCTTGATGGTGCCTTTTTCAAAATCGATATCAGAGAAGGTAAGTCCCAGAGCTTCACCGATACGAAGACCTGCACGGTATCCCAGCATATAGGTCAGGTGTATGACGTGATCTTCAGGGTACATGCTGAAGAGTCTTTCACGCATTTCCTTGCCGATGTATATGTGAGGTTTGCTGCCGGATTCTTTTTCGGGCACTGCACGTGCCGATGGAAGCTTGACGCTCTTTGCCGGATTGGATCTGATGTATTCCAGGGTAACGGCCCAGTCAAGAGCAGCTGTTAATTTGGATTTAGCATTTCTTACGGAAACACGGCACATGCCGCCATTGAAAAGTTCGTTGATGAATTCCTGGATGGCTCTTGCATTGAGACTTGTCAGTTTGTAATGCCCCAGCTTCGGGATGATGTAGTTGTCGATCTGCTTCCGGTATCCGCGTTTTGTTGCCGGTTTCCACTGGCTCTCGTTCATCCGGTACCAGTCATTTATGAAATCCGCCACAGACATGCTGCAGGGCTTTTGCACCGTGCCTGAATTGAGATACAGGTTAAATGCTTCCTGACCGGCTTTTGATGCTTCTCCCTTTGTCCGGAATCCGCCCTTGCAGCGTTTCTTTCTTTTACCGTCTGCGGGTGCCATCTCAAATATATAGCGCCATGTGGGTCCGTGGCGCTCTACTCGTAAAATCGCCATATAATCCTCCTTTACTGATTTACAAAAAGAAGGTATACTATTATTGTTTCATAGCAGTATACCTTCGGTATACGGAGCCGCGGTGTTGGATGAGCACCGCGGTTTTTTATTGTCTGAATCTCGTGAAAATCCTGCGAAAACGGACAAAAAATCACGAGATTTAAAATAACTCAATTTAACTTAATTAAACAACTCAAATATTAACTTAAAATTTTAACTTAATATTTAAGTTATATTGGCCGCTGCGTTTTCGCAGCGGTTTTTGTTGTTTACCAGGCTCTGGGGCAGCCATTATCCATCCAATATCTAATAGCATCCTTCAGGTCCTTCTTTGAGATTTTTCTTTGTGCGACTTCATCACAATACGGACCAATGGTTTCAAAGATAAAGTTTTCTTCATCTTCTCTGACCGTCGTTTCTATCTTTGTTATTATAGATTCCACTATGGGTGAAAATGCTCCCATTTTGCATCCCTTTAAAGGATCAACTGAGATATTGTCAGTTCCTTCGAATGGGTTTCTCATAAATATCCGTTGAGGATCAAATTCGTATCTGTTCATAAGATCTCCTTATCCCTCACTTTCTGTCTTTGTACGGCTGCATCTTTATTCCACAAAACGGACAATATTTTGGATTTTCGTTCCGATACCATTCAGAACTATCTATTAAATCTTCAATTCCCATTCCACACTCAGAACATTTATCATCTATCCAATGCCCCGTCTTCTGCTGTGGTGTGACAGGTGGTAATTCTTTAATATATTGACACACTAACTCGTTTTCTGAACTATGTCCTAATTCTGCTTCACTACCCTCAATGTATTCGAGCACCGCCTGTCGGCTGATTGCTTCCTCACAAGGCTGTTGCTCTTCGAAAAACTCTCCATCTATATCTAAATCTATCTCTGGGCCGGCGATGCCATCGCCTGTGCTTGATAATGTTATCCGCGGATCCGGCATATACTTTCCGTTTATGGTCAATGATATATTTCTTGGTTTATGTGATATTCCACCATATTCAGTGTCTTTTAATATTTTTATTAAATCTGTCGTTGTCATTCCGTCACCTCTCAATGTTTTAACTTGCGTCGTCGGAAGCAAAGGATCCTTCCACCTGTCTTTTTTCGAGTCGGAGCTGGTCCATATATTCTTCTCCGGCTTTCCGGATCTCTTCCTCAGTCATGCCAAAGGCGGCAGTCTCGGCTTTTTCTTCCTTTGCCTGCTTCTCCAATATGGCATTCACCACTTTTTCCATGTAGTTATAGATAACTTCCATGTCTTCCTGGGGAAGCTCCACGAACTTCCGGAGCATCTCACCGGCTTTGTCATTCAGGTGGTACTTCTCAACCACCTTGTCCAGCTCGTCATAAAGGCTGCTGGAGAACATTTCGCCTTCTCCGGTCCGGAGCCAGGATTCAGAGACGCTAAACTCTCGGCAGATAGCCACAATAATAGGATCAATAGGCGGTCTTCCTGTCTCGTATCCGGCGATTGCGCTACGGCTTGTTCCGAGACGGTCTGCAAATTCTTGTTGTGTAAGACCTAAAGCATTCCTCAGTATCTTAAATCTCTCTTTCATTAAAGATTCCTCCTCACAACTGCATATTATCACAGTTTGAAACAGAATAAAATATTTTTTGTCGCAATAAAACAATTTTTATATTGACAAGTGTTACAATGTAACAGATAATTGTTTTAGGGCGACAAGAAAGCGTCCTGCTGTGAATCCCCTCAATTTTCACAGCATCAACATCTTTACCTGTGTCCCCGGATGCGGTTGATCCCTGTTTTTACCCTAGAAAACATGTCCGGGGGCACAACCCTTAAGGGCCCTTTGCCGAAATGGGCGCGACAGTCTCGACGTACAGAGACATTAAAAAACATAGACACAAACAAATGCGAAGCGTTTTGTGCGGTAGGCAAGGGCATTTTTAAACACACACATATGTGGTGGCGGAATCGGTAGACGCTTGGCTTCGGCTAGAGAGTACATTCAGTTGTAATGGAAATCATGTAAGGTTCAAATCCTTACCCACATACGGGCTTTTCGGTTTAGCAAGCTGCCTATTTGCCTGGCAGACCATCTATAAGATGAGAGAAACCGGCTTGGGTCAACCTTATGCAGTAGGTTGCGTGAGGCATAGCCACGTAGAAGCTGCTGGCAGCCGGGAAGTAAGACCGGCATTTTATAAACACACATAAGATGATGGAAGGAGACATTATGGCAACAGCTACGGTTGAAACATTGGAAACACGCATGTGGGAAGATGGGATCGACAACAAAGAAGGTTTTTTTAAGAAGTGTCTGAGGATCGCGGCAATGATAAACGAAGACTATCATCCACAGGGATCCGCTGAGATAGTCAACGATAATCTCATTATCAAGCGGCGCCCGATGGAGGCGATGCACATTGAGTTTTCCCTGGAAACCCTCTGGAACGAGTATATCGGTGGCCTCGAATGGGACTATATCGAGCACATGTTTGAGCAGAAGATAGACATGATTTAAAGGAGATTTGCTATATGGATATCAAAGCATTAAAAAATAACAAGCTCAGAGAGAAGTTCCTGAAAGATTTAAATCCGGATGAAGGCTGGTATGTATGGCTGGATCAGAAGGAACTGAACCGCAAATTCTACAGGAACGACTTAAACGGCACTACGTTCATTATAGAGATGATGGAGATATTAAGGACATATCCCAAGAAAGAAAGGATATGGTATCCGGCTAAATATTATTTCATGCAGACAGAAACGCTGGAGTGTCCTTTAAGGGGTGTTCCTTTCAGCGTCTTCATAGCAAGCAAGACAATGTGCGTAGACGAGCTTAAAAAGCTTTCCAGAAGATGAAAAAGACATATATAGTGGCTTTCCGCTCCGGTAAGCATACCGGGAGACTTGGCTTTACAGAGTACCGGAGTGAGAAGATGGTGGCAGTGTATGCAAGTTCTTTATCGGAAGCATTGGAGCTTGCAAAGGAATATACAGGGATAAAGGAGAATGACGGAATGGAGATCACCGTCGCGTGAGATATGGGAAAAAGTAAAGTAGAAGGTCATTGGTCGCAAGACAATCTTGGACGCGATTGTCTTGTACTGGAGAAGTCCAAAGGATGGATAAATCAGCTGGAAGTATATGAATGGATGGAGTCACACAACATGTCCGGATGCAGCTATATCCATATGGCCGACTGTCCGTCGGACGAGGTTCCGGCGGATCTTTACGAAGACGGAGACAAGTGGTTCTTATATGAACCAGAAGTGATTCTGGAAGAAATAGCCAGAAGAGCATCTGATAATACCGCGTCTCAATACATCATTACAAAGAAGTGAGGAATCAAAATGAAGAAGGTCAGGTACATTTTAAAAGAGATACAGTTTTCGATGGTGGCATTAGCATTTTTTGCTCTTGCGGTGGCTGCGGTTATGTTCTTTAACTGCGAAAACAAGGTAGCAACAGAGCTCTGCCAGATGGCATTGCTCTTTGCTGTCCTTAGTGGCGTCTGTGACGTTGCGAGGACAAATATATAGTAGCAAGACAAGGTAGCGTCGGCAGGTGCCACATGCGAGCGAGCCTTCCTATGGTGATCAGGGGGATCTCGGTTTGCGACGACCATGTGCAGGTTCGAGTCCTGCGGCGCTCATCGGCTGCTCTTTTGGATCCTCCAGGTGCCAGTCCATGTTAGCCGGGGGCAGCCGCTTTTGAAGCCGAGACAGAGTAAGTGATTAATGTGGTGGCGGAATAGACATCAAGGAAGATGGTAAAAATTGTGTGCTGTGATTACAACAGAGTCAATTAAAAGTAGACGCTTTATCGAAAATGTACACCTACGGCAAAATGGAACATTATTAGAAAGACAAGTAGTCCGTTAAGCTTGTTATGTAAAGTGCAAATCTTTACCCACATATATTACAAGAAAGGAGTCATATGAATAATCAGGAGATTGAAAAACTCGCAAATGGCGAACGGCTTGCAGAGCTTGTCCGCAAGATAGAGGACCGTCATGACCGTGATATCGTAGTAGGTATGTGTTCAGGTGTGGTGGAAGGTTTTTTGCTTGCTACCAATTACCAGAACAGGGAGGTAAAGCATGGAGTATAAGCCGCTGTATAAAGTTGCCGAGGTGTCTAAGATCCTTCTCATCAATACCAGTGCTGTATATAAGCTCATAAAATCCGGAGAGCTTCCGGCGATCAAGCTTGGAGAGATGAAAGTGAGAGGGAGAGATCTGGAGAGGTTTATTGATAACTATCCGGTATATACGGGGGATGAAAATATTTAAGGGGTGTAAGTCATGCTTGCATTATTCGCTGTGCATGGACCGGTCAAGGGACTATCCCTGCACGGTTTACGATGGAAGGGGAACACATGGATACAACGGTACTAAGCTACCAGGTTAAGCTGAAGGAAAAAGAAGACGCGGACACGCTACTGGATGCGGTGCAGATCATGAGTCTGATCGCTAATCATCCGGGAGTGGAAGTGGTCACTCTGAAACGGGACGCAAATAAAAATACCCGTCTCACGACGGGTATACACACATAAGAAATGATGAAGGTTATTCGTATCATTTCGGACATATTATAACATGAGGTAAGGAGAAGGTAAATAGAAGATGATCAAAGTAGAAATAGTTACAGTAGACGGAAAAAAAGGAGCCAAGGTGGAAATGTTTGGTAATCCCATAGAATGCACGAGCGAAGCTATAAGTATAGTCGCAGGTCTTTATGGTGCACTCAAGCAGTATCCACATAGTGAAATATTTGCGGATGCTTTCTGTGATGCGCTTCACGAAAACGTGTTCAAAGGTGATGAAGAATTGGAGAAAGCCACAAGGAAGGCTGAAGAACAAATAGATGAAGCGAACGACTTCCTGCGGAAGTTCGTGAATGCACTGAACAGATAGAGGAAAAGTATGGACAGAAGCAGCTTTGTGTTCTACATGAGTTGGGGAAGAATGATCCGGAAGCTGGACAAGGATACTAAGTGCGATCTTATTGACGCCATGATTGACTATGAATCCGGAAAAGAACCAAGCTTTGAAACAGCTACAGCGGAGGCTATCTTTGAATCGTTGCAGGGGACATTGGACGCAGACGGAGAAAAATACGAGAACAGAGTGGCCAGAGCTAAAAAGGGAGCCAAGAAAAGATGGCATGAGTCTGAAAACGATGCTTGCGAAGATTTAAGCATCGACAAGCATATGCTTAACGATGCTTGCGAAGATTTAAGCATCGACAAGCATGGTGTATATGATAATGAGTATGTAGATGTTAGTAACATAAATGTTACTAACAATACGTCTTCTGCGGTGCGGAAGGTGGTGGATGAGTACAACAAGACAAGCTTTCCAAAGGTGCAGAAACTGTCAGATCAGCGCCGGAAGGCTATAAAAGCACGTCTAAATACATTTTCCTTGGATGAGATCATCAAGGCCATACATCTGGCTGATGAATCTCCGTTCATGCATGGTAACGGGGATAAGAATTGGCAGGCGGACTTTGATTGGATAATGGGTGTAAAGTCCGGTGGAGATCAGCATTTAACGCGGATCCTGGAAGGAGCTTATTCCAGGAATAAGACAGGTGAGAAGGCGAGATCAGGTACAAGTACAAACAGATTTCACAATTTCGAGCAGAGGAATACGGATTATGATGCCATAGTCGCAGAAAGGATGAGGAATGGCACGAAAAAAATCGATTCTGGTTAATCCGGATGCAAAGCAGTGCTACTTTTGCGGCTCCTGGAATGCTCCTGAATGGCATCATGTCATGCACGGGACAGCCAACAGAAAGATCGCCGATAAATGGGGTCTTACTGTGTGGCTGTGCAGGTCGTGCCATGCTGCTCTGCATGATTCTCCGGATATTGTCTGGAGGAACAAGGACCGTTTCCTGAAAGAGATTTCACAGGAAAGGTTTGAGGAAAAGTACGGACACGATAAGTGGATGGAGCTTTTTGGGAAAAATTATTTGAATCCATGACGGAATAGGCCGTCTGGAAATACATTATTGCTTGCTACTTGGCAGGTTCATTTGCGCTGCCGGAGTGATACACCGGCAGCATTTACCAGGGGGTGGGTATGAGGCTTATAGATATTGGCGCTGTGATCACATACGTAGCGTGCTTCTTTTTGACGGATGTAGCCGAGCTCAAGGCTATGTCTGTATTTGGCGTACTGCTTTATGTGATTTTTACAGTGACTGGTTGACGAAAGGAGAAATGATGAAGGTCGAAAAAGTTGGTAACAAGGTGATAAATCCCATTGACGAGACACACTTGGTCGATAAGGGACTGCCAAAGTCCTGGACATGTCCTCACTGCAAGAGGAGGAATATCATGGGCCCGTACAAGGAAGAGGAGCTGCTACAGTTTTTCAAGACAATGCAGCACTGTGGTTTCTGCGGATACGTGCACCTGTGGACGCTGGAGCTCACGGAAGAGTTTAAGCGGAAGACTGTCGAGATGCTCACGAAAGGCGGCAAGGCATGAGAGCTGACGAGAGAGTGTTTTACATCGACGATGATGGTGTGGCAAGACTTGCCGACGAGGATCTGACTGTTACAATTTACTTCCAGAGTCAGGGCGAGTTATGGGATTTCAAGGAATGGCTTGAAGGAGAAGGATCCGAAAGCTTTGCAAGATACAGGGAATCCGGAAAGAAGCTTCCGGAGATATGCACTAACTGCGAGTGGTTTGATAAAGAACATGACCAGTGCTTTAACGGCCATTTACAGTACGCATATAGAAATGATTGTGAGGGATTCAGAGGATATGGAGATGGAGACATTGACGCTTAATGAAGCTATTAAGGAGTACGAGTTACAGGTCAAACAGAAGGAAGGGCTTCTGAAGCAGATTGAAAAGGATCAACCTGAGAAAAGAACATTGACCGTAAAAAGACTCACTGAATCGAAGGAGAGACTTGAAGCAATATTAGGGTTCCTGAAGGAGCTGAAGGTGTACAGGGATGCCGGAGAGGAAGATGTTGAGCGATATTGGGAAATCGTGAACCAACTGGATCTGGAGAAATGCATTAAGACAATTGATAAGGTTGGTGAAGAACCACCAGAAACTTTTACTAAGTTCGATATCGACAGAATTTTTGAGATCAGACAGTTGCTGGATGCATTTGCGAAATTTAGGAATGACATACTGAAGGAGGAGTAATGTTTAATTTAGACGCACATAAGAAACATTTTGAAAGACATATCGCAACATTTAAAAAATACGGGGACATTAAGGTTTTGGATTATAAGGAGCCGGAGCGCGAGCATTACCATATCCGGTTCACCTTCCTGGAGGACATGTACACGCTGCATATCTCCGGGGATCTCGGATATCTTACTGCGGTTAATGTGTGCAACATGACGTATGCTGGCTTTCGGGAAGACTTTATGAATAATCCCGGATACTTCGAACAGAAGGTCATGTCTCATTCAAGACCACTTTATACCTACGATGTGGTGAAAGCTAAGGATGATCTTAAGGACCAGCTCGCAGAATGGGTACCGGAGACTACATTTGACTTTGAGGATCCGGAAGAGCTGAAGGAAGAAACGATAGATGAGATCCTGGAAGACTACAGTGACTATTACGGGCTCGGCAATGTAGGCTACAACAAGCTCTGCGAGATAGATCGGGACTGCTTCGAGTGGGCCGGAGATCTCGGAAAGCAGCATACAATCTTTATCGAGCTTTACTGCATGGCATTCAGGCTTGCAGTAAAGGATCTGGAAAGGCAGGGCATATATGAAGTGTAAAGGATGCGGCGTGGATATTAAGTTCATCAAGATGAAATCCGGGAAGAGCATTCCCTGCGACATGCAACCTGTGAGGATAACAAAGCTTGGCGAGAGCAAGTACATGTTCGTGCTGGATGACGGGACGATAGTAAGGGGATTCAGTGATCCGGAAGGATGGACCATCGGCTATGTGCCGCACTGGTCCACATGCCCGGCGGCAGGGGAATTCAGGAGGAAGAAATGAATGACATACAAAGAAAATATAACGGCAATACTTGAGTGTTATTTTACAGGATTTAAGAAAGGAATAATTGATAGTGCTTGCAATCGTATATTAGAGCAAGAGCCTTGCGAGGATGCTATAAGCCGAGAAGATGCTTTAATGTGTATGACAGGGGAATATTTGGCAGATAAGGAATATAAACCCGAAGATATTATATCTAAGCACATTCGGAGACTTAGAGCTTTACCACCCGTTCAGCCAAAGCTAAAGACAGGGCATTGGATATACGAAAATTATAATTGGCGGTGTTCCGAATGCAATGAAGCACCAAAGACTTTGGGGTATGTCGGGACAGCTGATTTTATGACAGAGCATTTTAAATTCTGTAATCATTGCGGTGCAAAAATGAATGTTACACCAGAAAGTGAGGAATAAGATATGAATGGATTATTTATACCAGGGATAACAGCGGAAATGTTCAGAAATGGTTGTTTGGAAAGCATTGAGGACCTTATGGCAGAGGGTGAGATATATGATATTGAATATTCACAGTGGATTCCTGTAAAGTTTAGACCTCTGACTGATGAAGAACAGAAAGAATATCCCGATTATTGCTATATGGCAGATTGCCCGATGCCTGATGATGGAGAAGAGATACTTGTTAGCACTAAATATGGCAGAGTTGAAAAAGATGAGTGCGGATTTGATGATGGATATCATCTTGATAGTGGGTACGATTGGCTAACGGATATAGTGGCATGGATGCCATTGCCTAAGAAATATATGGCAGAAAGTGATGAAGTATGAAACTGCACGATTTTCAATTACATACTTTCATAAAATGGATAACATTTATTCCAACGATTGAAGTACATATAGATAATCCTATGTATAGGGAGAAAAATGTAGCCTTAATTGTAAATATATTTATTTGGCATTTTAGATGGTTATTTATCAGGGAAAGTGAGAAATAAATGAACGCAAGGCAGATGAAGAAGCGCATGAAAAAGCAGATAGACAAACTTCAATCAGATAATGATTTAATGCATAGAATTATATCAAATAGTCCTACGATGCAGGAATTATATGATGTTTATAACAAACCATTGAATGTTACTCGCACAACACTACAATTCCAAGAGTTAAAGTCAAAGAGAATGCTTCCTGCTTTTATGGCAAATCCCGAAGGAATTATTGAACATACAAAACAATTAGTTACAAAAGATTTATTCGAAGGTATCAAAGAATACATAACTTATGAGATTGATGATGAACATAGATCAACATCAATTACGGCAAGTATTTTTGTTGGCATAAAGTGACGTTAAATGCATTGGGGATAGGAGTTGGTAATGGGTTTTAAGTTTGATTCCAGGTCTATAAGATGCCCACTATTTTGCAACGTGGTTTGCACTGATCGGGCTCAGTTTTTAGGTGTGGAGTGCGAACAAAGTCTGCTCAATTTGGGATTTGATGTGACTCATATTACCAGGTTCCGGACTCGAAATGATCTCAAAGATTATACCGATATCTTTTGCAGAGATCTCTATAAAACTTGTCCATACTATCAGGAGTACTGCCGGGAGTGCGGAGTAGGTGAGTAGGTGAATAACACGCTGTGAGATGCAGCGTGTTATTTTTTTATTGCTGTTTTAGGTCGGTTAGCGATTTTTTATAACTGTTAGATAATAGGGACATGGAGATATGCAGAAAAGCGCCGGAGTTAAGGACTCTGGCAAATAAGATAATCAAAGAGAAGCTTCCCTGGATCCGGGAACAGAAGATCTCTATAGGCTTCTGTTACTCAGATCTGGAGAAAAAGAAAGGTAAGAACATACGGGTATATGCCGATATCCGTAAGGTTCCGGGAGTGTATAAGACCTGGCTGAGATATGACTACGTGATCACGTTTTACGAACCTAATACCATGCTCATGCATGAGAAACAATTGGAGATACTGATGGAACATGAGCTCCGTCATATCGGTATAGATGATAACGGTGGACTCACCATAGAACCACATGATATCGAGGATTTCCGCACCATAATCGATGATTACGGACTTGATTGGAATGACACAGGGAGGTGAAGAAAATGGCGAATAATAGTGGTAATTTACGTCCACCAACCTCGGATGAAGCACGGGAAAGAGGACGAAAAGGCGGCAAAGCATCAGCAAAACGTAGGCAACAGATCAAGGCTTTCAAGGATGCATTAAGGGATGGGCTCACTCCGCTGGAACAGGAAAACATGCTGAGGAGTCTTAAGAGAAACGCTCAGAGAGGGAACCTTCCCGCCTTCGAATTCCTTTTAAAGATGATCGGAGAACATCCGGATCAGCAGAATGAAGGTAATGATAGTGTAACAAACTTAAAGATAGGTATACCTGAATACGAGGATTAAGCAATCATGGACATAGATTTAGGGACACCAAACAGAAAGCAGGATCTGTTTCTCCGGGATCATCATCGTCATGTTGCATTTGGAGGTGCCCGTGGTGGTGGTAAATCGTGGGCCATCCGTACAAAAGCTGTGATTCTTGCATTCAAGCATCCTGGGATCCAGATAATGATCATCCGTAGGACTTATCCGGAGCTACAGGCTAACCATATAAGGCCGCTGAAAAAGCTGCTGCATGTTGGTACACCAAAGTGCCCGATCAAGTATAACGACAGCCAGAAGATAATGACCTTCCCGAATGGCAGCACTATACAGTTTGGATATTGCAAAACGGAAGCTGATACAGACAGATACCAGGGTACTGAGGTTGATATATTGTTCCTGGATGAAGCAACACAGTTATCTGAACAGCAGATAAAAGATCTTAATGCCTGCGTCCGTGGTACATCCAGATATCCCAGAAGGACATATTACACATGTAATCCAGGTGGTAAGTCACATGGATATATAAAACGCTTGTTTGTACAAAAAGAATACCTTACAAACGAATATCCGGAGGACTACAGCTTTATCCAGTCACTTGTCTATGACAATGACGTTCTTATGACACAGGATCCGGAGTATGTGAGAGCTTTGGAAGCTCTTCCTGAAGCAAAGCGCAAAGCATGGCTTGAAGGGGACTGGGATTCGTTCATTGGCCAGGTATTTAATGAGTGGAGAAATGATCCGTCTCACTACAAGGACCGGTTATGGACTCATGTGATAGATGATTTTGAGATACCGCAGGACTGGAAGATCTACAGAGGATATGACCATGGATACAGTAAACCATTCTCTGTTGGCTGGTTCGCGGTGGACCATGACGGAAGGATATACAGGATCGCTGAGTGGTATGGATGCACCAATGAGCCGAACACAGGACTGCAGCTCACTGTACAGGAGATTGCAGAGGGCATAAAGGAGCGAGAAAGGACCCTTCCGAACCTTAAGGGTAGAAAGGTCTACGGGATCGCGGACCCGGCTATCTGGGGCTCACAGAGCGGCGAGAGCATAGAGGAAATGTTCGAGAAGTGCGGAGTGTACTTCAATAAGGGAGACCACACAAGACTTGCAGGGATAATGCAGTTCCATTATCGCTTATCTTTTAACCCGTATGGTATGCCGATGTTCTATTGTTTCAAGTCGTGCACTCAGTTCATCCGGTGCATACCGCTTCTGATCTACGATGAAAAGAACGTGGAAGACATTGATACGACTCTGGAAGACCATAACTATGATGAGACGCGGTATGTATTTATGGAGCATCCGCTGAATCCGGAGAAACTGAAGAAAATTTATACAGAAAAGGATCCTTTACCGCCTATGGATCCGCTTGATCTGATGATAAGACCTGAAAGAAGGAGGAATTAATGGGAGTAAGTATAAACGGGAGACCGGTTTTGCCGCAAAATAACGTACCTTTATCCCAAAATGATGCATCTTTGGGAGGAATACCGGAAAAAGTAAAGAAAAAAGTGATTGATGAACTGGCGCTTAAGACAGCCAGGGAGACACTTAACAAGTATATCGCTGGTAAAGAGTCCCTGGATAAGAGGATCATCGCAAATGAGGACTGGTACAAGCTCCAGCACTGGAAAAATTTCCATGAAAACAGGCAGGACCGGATGGAGCAGAGCACCAGCGCATGGCTTTTTAACTCTATCCTTAACAAACATGCGGATGCTATGGACAATTTTCCGGCGCCTGTGGTGCTGCCACGTGAGAAGACCGACGAAGCAACAGCCAAGATGCTTTCTTCGGTGCTTCCGGTGATATTTGATAACTGTGATTTCGAGAAGACATATAGCGATAACTGGTGGGACAAATTAAAACATGGTTGTTCCTGCTACGGAGTTATGTGGAACCAGGATCTTCTTAACGGACAGGGAGACATTGACATAAGGCCAGTTGACCTGTTGTCTATCTACTGGGAGCCGGGGATCCAGGATATCCAGGACTCAAAAAACATATTTGTGCTGCAATTACAGGATAATGACTCGCTTGAGAGACAGTATCCGGAGCTTGTAGGAAAGCTTAAGTCCAACAATATCGATAAAAAAGAATATCATTTTGACGAAAATATCGATACGTCCGAAAAGTCTGTAGTGGTTGACTGGTACTACAAGATCAGGGAGCAGGGACAGACCTATGTGCATTACGTGAAATATGTGGGAGATACCATATTATTCGCCAGTGAGAACGAGGAAGGATACGAGGGCGGCATATATGATCATGGGAAATATCCGTTTATCATGGACGTTTTGTACCCCGAAAAGGGGACACCGGCAGGGTTCGGACTTATAGATACGGAAAAGGATGCCCAGGAATACATTGACCGTCTGGGGATCGCTATCCTTCTTAATGCCGAAGAGGGTGCGCAGAGACGGTATATGATCAAGGATTCGGCCGGGGTTAACGAAGAGGAGCTGCTGGATCCCCACAAGCGTGCGATACATGTGGCTGGAAGTCCAAACGAAGATAATGTACGGTCCTTTGATACTCCGGTGCTTCCGGGAACATATCTTTCAGTCCTTCAGGATAAGGTAAATGAGCTCAAAGAAACAAGCGCAAACAGGGATTTCAACCAGGGCGGAACCAGTTCCGGAGTGACTGCTGCAAGCGCCATCACAGCCTTGCAGGAAGCCGGAAACAAGACTTCCAGAGACATTATCAAAGGATCCTACAGAGTTTACGGTGAGATCTGCAAGATGGCTATCGAACTCATCCGTCAGTTCTACGATTTTAAGAGAACATTCCGTATCACCGGTGAGAACGGGGAACCGGAGTTTGTTGAGATGGACAACACAGGTCTCCAGTCAGGACAGACATCCATGTATGGAATGGATTTCAAGACAAAGGAACCGATATTCGATGTTGAACCGCACGCGCAGAAGCAGAATCCATTTACTACATACTCACAGAATCAACTCGCGCTGGAGTTCTATGACCGTGGTTTCTTCAATCCTCAGCTTGCGGAACAGGCTTTACAGTGTCTCGATATGATGGACTTCCAGGGAAAAGAGAAGGTAAGACAGGGGATCCAGAACAATTCGCAGCTCATGCAACAGTTACAGCAGGTACAGCAGATAGCAGCTCTCAGTGCACAGGCCCTCGCGGAACATGGTGATCCGAGAGTACTTCAGGCACTACAGCAGATGCAGGGAGCAGGACAAGGAGCAGGATATGACCAAAGTGCAAATCAAACGGTGCCCGTGGAAAGTAGAAATCAGGCTGAAAGGTCACGCGCAGTACAACCCGGGGAATGACATAGTGTGCGCGGCACTCAGTAACACATGCTACATGCTGCTTAATTACCTTCTGGAGGAGGATCCCAGAGTGATCGAGTCCTACCAGGATGATCCGGGAGACTTCCGGATAGACATTAACCCGGTGGTGGAGCGTGAGTCCCTTAATCCCATACTCAGGATGTTTGAGATAGGGATAAAGCAGATCGCGGATAATTACCCTAAAAACGTATCTTTGGAGGTGCTATATGACGTTATCTGAGATGGTTGCAAAGATAAATCAGTTTAAACCCAGCGAATATGACAAAGACGATATCACAAGATGGATCTCAAGTGTTGAGCATCTTGTGTTTGACCAGGTGATAAGCCATAGTGAGCCGGTATTCCGGCCGCCAAAGGACATGGAACCTGTGACGGTGATCGCCGGAGAAGACAACTATGTGCCGGACATTGCACCACATATTCCGCCGGAGGAGCCCTTTAAACCTTATGTGTATGCTGAGGACGCGGAAAGGGAGCTGCTCATCCCGGATATGTACGCTGATGCTTACGTCTACTTTGTTTCTGCAAAGATTGACTTCCAGAACATGGAGATAGACAGGTACAATGCCGAGTCCGTAGCCTTTGAGAACGAATTCCAGGAATATGCAAAGTGGTACAGACGGACACATAAACCGAAGGAGATAAGACATGAGACTTCCTACATTGGACATCCACTTAGACCGGACTCAGAATCTTACTGATACTTTCCGTGGATTAAACCAGAACATTATATGCAATACCAATGAGTGGAGAGACATGAAGAATATCTCTTCCAGGTTCTATCCCGGTATCGGTACCCGGAAGGGGAGAGGTGAAGCAGAAAGAACATTCACGAATCCTAAAGGGATCTTCTATAAAAACGGTCTCTTTCACATAGATGGGACGAATGCATACTATAACGGGGTAAGTAAATTTACGGTCAGTAATAGCGAGAAGATCATCGTGGGCATCGGTGCATACATATGCGTGTTCCCGGACAAAAAAATGTACAACACTTTCACGGATGCCGTGGAAAACATGGAGGCGGTACTCACTCAATCGGCAACGTTCGCTCCGGCTTCTTCAGGATCTTCATACACAAGGATAACAGTTTCCGGTATCGGGAACAGCTTTAAGAAGGGTGACAACGTTAAGATATCTGATTGCAGTAATGCAGATTACAACGGGATCCACATAATCCTTGACGCAGGTACCGACTACATCCAGATATCGGGAGTCCTGGAGAACTCTTTTACTGATTCATCGGTAAAATTTGAGAGACTGGTACCGGATATGGATTTTGTCTGCGAACGGGATAACCGGTTATGGGGATGCTCAAGCGCTAACCATGAAGTGTACTGCTGTAAGATCGGAGATCCCAAGAACTGGTACAATTACGAAACGGAAGCCAACAATGCGTGGGCCGCTACCGTAGGATCTGACGGTGACTTCACAGGGATATCCAAGTTCGGGACCTATCTTATATTCTTCAAAGAGCAGACATTTCATGTCCTGCGCGGTGATAAACCGTCAAATTTCTCACTTCTTGAAAAGGATCAGCCGGGAGTTAGGACAGGCTGCGGAAAAAGCATCCAGAACATACAGCAGACCTTATATTATGTGGGGACTGATGGTGTTTACGCATATACGGGAGCGATACCGCAGAAGATATCCCGGAATATCACCGGGGAGATAACGGAAGCGGTAGCAAGCCAGTATGAGAATAAGCTTTTCATATCCTGTAAGCTCAACGGAATACAGAAGCTTCTCGTTTACGATCCGGAAACCTCTATATGGGATATCGAGGACGATACTCTGTTTAAGTTCGCAGAGTATTCCGGAGGGATGCTCCACTACGTAGGATCCGATAACAAACTCCGGGAGATATACGGTGCTGAGACTCAGGACATTGACTGGTTCCTGGAAACGGGAGACTTGAACGGTGGAAGTCTCAATCAGAAGTATGTTGCTCAGATCCAGCTTAACCTGTGGCTCTCAGTGGGGAGTGAATTTACGGTATTTATCAAGTATGACGACGGGCCCATGTGGGAGCGTAAGGGTATGATCAGGTGCCAGAAGCACAAGTCATATACATTTGTGTTCAATCCCATAAGGTGTGCTAAATACAGGCTAAGGTTCGAAGGTAAAGGACAGATGAAACTTCTCGGCATGTCTCAGATCATCGAAAGGGGGAGTGAGCTGAATGGCAATATTTACTCAAGTCACCGAAAGTAAGCTGCTTAACGGGCGACTTCTCGATGATAAGAACGATAATCGCGTGGCGGATTACCTTTATGAGCTTAACGAAAGTCTTACATACATGTTCAACAATCTTTCTCCGGAGGATAACTACGATGAACGCTCAAGACTTATCTATGAGCAGCGAGGGAAGAAGATAGGAACCCTTGAAGTCAGAGCGGACAAGATCGAAGCCCGTGTATCTGATGATGAGAGAAACTATAATACATCCATGCAGCTCTTTGCGGACCTTCTGAAATTGACGGCCAGCACTCCTACAGGATCATCTACCATTGCCATGACCGGTGACAAGATAGAGCTTACCACGGGTAAATTCATTGTTAATTCCACTAACCTTCAGATAGATGCACAGGGAAACGGAACTTTTTCCGGAACCGTCAGAGCTGCAAACATCATATCATCTTCTGTAACAGGTGGAACAATTACCGGAACTACGGTCAATGGTGGAACCATTAACGGTACTTCCATCAATGGTGGTGACACTATCAGATTTAAGGCCCGTGCCGGTTATCTTCAGCTTGGAGACTTTGAAGTCAATGACGAGTATGACAGACACATAATCCAGAGCTATGACGAGGTAACGGGAATGTCTACGGGTGATGCAGCTTCAGATGAATATCTCTTATGGGCAGGCTGGAACGGTACATCATCGACATTCGCAGTATTAAACAACGGTGATGTGCGAATAAGAGGAACACTTTATATAAACGGTGAAACGATAGATGAGCTCATTGAAAGCTATATAGATGACAGCAGCAGTAGTTAGGAGGATAGGATGATTTTTAATGCATATACGGATGAGCAGATAAGGACAGCGCGTGTCCTTCTGGAGTCCATTGAAGTAAAAGGATATGAAAACTGTAAAAAAATAGTGATGCTGAGGGAGATAGTTGAAAGCCTTCAGAGAGTTGAAGTAAGCGAGAACGTTGAAAAGGAGGGAGACCATGGCGAAGAAATCAAAGACAAGGGTGATCGGAAGAGGAGTGGATTACATAAATCTGCCTAAAGAAAACCAGCAATATACTGCTGCTACACCTGCTGCGAGCAATTCTCTTGTGAACACACAACAAAATAACGGTAATATTTATGGCTCGCAGTACACGACTACAGGCCCGACAGGAGCGGCACAGGTCACACAGACTCAGAATCCGCTCACGGGGAACACCACCACGACATCAAAGTCCTACAGTTCGAACTATGAAGCTTCTCCGCTTACCAACATGTACAAGGAAAAGATGCTTCAGTCAGAGAACGGTAGACCGGGAAGCTTTGACTATGACGATTTTGACACTTCCGCGCGGACCGACAGATATGCAGGACTTCTCCGGGATACTGAGGACTCACGACCCGGTCCGTATGAGTCTCTTTACGAGTCTACGATAAATGAAATCCTGGATACCATAAAGAACAGACAGCCGTTTGATGTTGCGAATGATGCAAATTACAAGCAGCTATATGACCAGTACGCAGAGAGATACCGCGCCAATGCCCAGAGAGCTATGGATGATGCCATGGCTTCGGCCAATGCCGCTACAGGCGGTTATGGATCCACCTACGGGCAGGCAGTAGGACAGCAGGCATATGACAGGACCATGGAAGGCCTTAATGACCAGAATCTGAACCTTCTTAATCTTGCTTACTCTATCTATGAGGGAGACCGGGCTAATGACTACAACAAGCTCGGTGCTTTCCAGGGACAGGATCAGATGCGGTATGGTCGCTATAGAGATACTGTTAACGACTGGCAGACTGATAGAAACTACTATGCAGGACAGTATCAGCAGAATTACCAGAATGACCGCTCTGCTTACGATACCGACAGGAGCTTTGCTTACAATCAGTACAGAGACAATGTGAGTGATTGGGAGAATGACAGAGCTTACAACTCCGGACAGTACTGGAACAGCTATGGATCCGATTATCAGGTGACACAGGATGAGTACAAGAGAGACGATGCGAACTACCAGGATGCACTCACACAGGCCATGGCGCTTGCTAAAGAGGGCCTTCCGGTTCCTTCTTACATTACAGACCGTATCAACCAGTACAATGCCAAATACGGGCTTTCCGGGGATGCTACAGCAGCACTTGCACAGCTTGCGGCAACGGCGGCGGCAGGTTCCGGCGGTTCTGGCGGTGGATCCGGAAGAGGACGCGGAAGAGGTAAAAGCAGCTCATCCAATGAAAGCACAAGTAAAAACAATGCACTTCCTGTAGTTAAAAACGAAGATGTGATGAGCATGTACAACACCATCAAGAAGAGTAATTCCGGCACAGTGCTTGACCGTATAAATGCTGATGATTACCTTGAGGACGTAATGAATAACAGTCTCATAGACTTTGCACCGAGACTTGCAGGATATTCTAATTTCATTGATGATGCCACAGCACGCTATTCAAAGACCGGAGAATCCGTAACCGATACACTTAACAGACTTGCTTACGAAAAAGCACTCAGGAAAAAGAAGTAAGGAGCTGAAATGGCAAACTGGAAGAAGTCACAGAATTATAAGCTAAAAAAGAAGATTGAGAACAACAAAAAGAAACAGGTAGAGGATATAGCAAATGGCAAAGAGCCAAGAGAATTTAAGATGCCTAAAACCCGTAGAAGCACTGCTGCCGATGCTCTTGATTCTTACATAGCAAGACGTGCGGCACGTGAGCAGATTTACGGTTCTGAGACTCCCAAAGTCATGGGATCAACAAGGACACCTGGGGACATCATGTCTGAAGCCGTAGACAGACTTAGAGACCGTATATCCATGAATAAGAATGGTGTGGGGACATCTCCGGTTACTTTCGGTAATATCATGGATGGAGCCATGGACAGAATGAGAAATCGTCCTTCCATGGCCAATGGCGCTGAAAGTGTTCCTACGGTTCCCAGGAATTCCAATAACGGGCCCATGACCGTATCAAGAAATGGACAGAACAATACGCAAAACAGGATTCCTCGTGTTCAGAACTATGTTGGAAATGTAGATATTAATAACAGACCTATAGTCGAGTTGGGGAACGGCCAGTATGCGACTACAGAGACTACATTCCAGGAGCGCTGGAAAGGTGACGAAGAGAACGGACACTATGAAATCGGACATTTTGCTACCATTACAAAAGATGGAAGGAAAATATCCGACGAAGAAATGAACGAATATATTGATAGAGTTATGTCTTCTGATAATCCTTTCGAGACGGATAAAAAAGGTCTGAACCTTCTTTACAAGATTGACGACAAGCTTACAAATGGCGAATATATCCGGGACAACAATCTTGAACAGGCTTTTAAGGAAGCGGATGATTGGGATGTCGAAATGCATAACCTCCAGGATTCTATGTACAAAGACCAAAGGGAGAAAAATAATTTATCATCCGTTTCCAGAGATCTTGTAAATCGTGTGGCTCGAAATGCTGATAATTCCAGAGCAGAGCTTGACAGGAAAGCTGCCATGATCGAGTCCGGTGCTTTTCAAAGGCAGCAGCTTCTTAAAGAGCTTGATGCAAAAGCCAGTGCCGAAGAAATGAAAAGAATGGATCTTCAGAGACAGGCGGAAGCTGAAAGACAAAAGCGCGGTATCGACCAGAATAAGCTCAGCGCAGCAGCTCTTGAACAGATAAAAAACATGAGGAACGGGGACGGGACTACTCTTTCCGGAACGGTTCCTGAATATACACCGGTGCAGCAGGACGAGTACCGGAACACGAAAGAGTACCAGTGGGCAAGGAGACATCCGGAAGCAGCTTCCGCAGTATCCGTATTTACCAATCCCATAACCGGTATCGAAGGACTTGTGAACACCGGAAGGCAGTTTGTTAATCCCGAAAAGATGGATCCTAACCAGCTTAAGGGAGCTTACTTTCAGAGCGCATTAAGGGAAGGCATCACCAGGGGCAAAAAAGATGATCTTTCAAAGGATTCTTTAGGCCGCCGTATTGGATTTAAGGACGATGGCAGGAACTCATTTGCCGAGAATGTATCAGATTTTCTTGTGAACACAGGAATTGACGCCATAAATTCCACAGCCGGTAATCTTATGATGGGCCCGGTCAATATAGCTGCCATGAGCGGAAATGCAGCACAGAGCAAGCTTTATGATGCTTTACAGGACAAAGATACTTCCAGGAATCAGGCACTTGCTACATCCGCAGCTTTCGGTATTGCAGAAGCTTTATTCGAAAAGGTATCCTTTGAGAACCTTATGAAGTGGAACCTTAACCCTAAGACCCTCGGAGACTTTGCGAAGAACGTAGTAAGATCAGTTGTTGCAGAAGGATCCGAAGAGGTGAATACGGATATCGCTAATGATATTTCTGATATCTTCATTAACAGGGATAATTCCGAAGCGGGAAGGATCTACAATGATTATCTTCTCAGGGGAGCTGATCCGAGACAGGCGTTTGTATATACATTAGGTGACAGAATAAAGAACTACGGACTTTCATTTCTTGGTGGCGGACTTTCCGGCGGTGCTTCTGCCATTGGTGGTGCCATGTATGGGGCATACCAGAACAGACAGCAGCAGAGGTATAATGATGCGCTGGAAGCATACAAGAAAGCAAGGACTAACGCTTATCTTGAACAGGGGCAGTCTTTAGGACAGGCACTTGCAGAAGCTGATATCAATGTCTGGGACGATGCTGCAAAGGCCGGTGTGGGCTTCTATCTGGATGAAGGCGAAGAGACTAACGGAAACTATGTATTTGAGCTGGATAATAACGAAAATATTGTATCAGATGAGGTATCCGGAACTGTTGAAGAAAGTTCAACAGTAAAACAAGATACTGATGATCTTGTCAATGCAGCAGTCGATGAGCTCATAAGACAGCAGCAGGAAGAGACAGACACATCAGAGTCTACTCCGGATGAAGCAAAGGCGCAGACTGAGACTATGATCAATGCTCTTAATGAGCAGCAGGCGGAAACAGAAAACGCTGAAATTGACAATATAACTCCAAAAATTGACGAAAATCTGCAAAATAATACGCTAAATGCCGAAAATCGTACGCGGGAAGAACCTGAACCGGACACAGGCATGTCCAGAACAGATGTTTCACGTGAAAAGATTGCCGAAGACTTAACTAAAGATAATCTTTCAGAACCTAAAGAATCCGGAAACAGATTTGGTGTAGATACATCCATTTACGATAAAGTGGTTGAGAACGTGAAAAATGGTGGAACCATAAACCAGGATGGTCTGTTTGACAAACTTGCAAAATCAGCAGATATAAAAAAAGTCCACGATTATTACAATGATGATCAGACGCCGGATTTTGCAATTAGAAATCGTTTCGAGGATGATCTTAGAAAAGAAATTGAACGTGAAGCCGGTAGAACTGATAATGTAAACAATGCAGATAGTAACGATTTAACTAAAGAAAATGTTACCAAATCTCAAAAAAGTAACGATAAAACTAAAAATGGTAACAAAAATATCTCTGCATCCGGATTGCTTCAGACAGCTGACGATGTAAATCGTGAGCTTGATCGTCGTGCAGAAATGAGATTCCCCGGAGACGATGATATCAAAAAGGCATATAAGATATTGTTCACAGATTTTGTAGATGGTATCAAATCTGATGCGGACATGTACTCAATGGTTTTCGCATACGACGAGAACGTGGCAAAGGCTTACAGTGCAGGACTTAATGGAGATCCTATATCTTCACTCGATAACGACAAAGCTTTTATAAATTTTGATAAGCAATTTCATGATATTGTCGATATAATTTATGAAAACGGACTTGCCAGAAGGGGAGCAGTAAACAGCGTCGAAAAAGCTGAAGCAGAGAAAATCGCTGAAGAAACTAAGTCACCGGAGCGTGAGACAAATAAGACAAAACGTGAGACAGAAAAAGTATCCGGGGCAGAATCTGCACCTGCATCTTCTCCGCAGCTTGCAATAGCGGATAAGGTCTCCGGAATGATAGCAGCAGGAAAAGACTTCTCTTCCGGCTGGCTTTTTGATGTGGCAGACAAGGCTTATGGCGGCACACAGGCAGAGGGAACCTACACCGTTAAGGACGCATATGACGGAATGGAACTCGGCATCAACAAGTACCTTATGTCCGCAGATTTCATCAAAAACGGAAACACTTCTCTTGAAAAAGCTGAGCAGACACTTACTAATATCCAGGATATGCTGAAACACATTCCGACTCAGACAAAGCGTACAGCAGAGATGGAGCAGTTCCAGCAGTTCTCGACTCCGGCGAACCTTGCTTATACTGCCGCGTGGCTTGCTAACATCAATGAGAACGACACTGTTTTGGAACCAAGCGCCGGTATCGGTGGTCTTGCGCTTTTTGGTAAGGCATGGGGAGCTAAAGTTTATGCAAATGAACTTTCAGAGCGCCGACTTGCATTCCTTAACGAACTTGGACTTGATGAGACATTCAACGAGAATGCAGAACATATCAACGATATTTTGCCGGATTATGTAAAACCTACCGTTGTGCTTATGAATCCGCCTTTCTCTTCAACAGCAGGAAGGACAAGCAAAAACAGTACTGCCAATGCTAAGAAACATATTGAACAGGCATTGGACAGGCTTTCTGACAATGGCCGCCTTGTGGCAATCGTGGGTAAAGGCATGTCTGACGATGCGCCTTCATTCAGGGCATGGTTTAATGATCTTCGCAAGGAGTATGACATTAAGGCCAATGTACGCATTGACGGTTCTAATTTCAAAAAGAACGGCACAACATTTGATGATCAGCTTATAATCGTTGATAAGACCGGTCCGCAGGAAGGAAAAACTCTGACCGGAGAATATAAGGATCTGGCAGACGTATTAACAGATTTGGAGGGTATCAGAAATGAACGAATCATTAGTACAACAGATACTGAACTTGGCGTACCTTTGCCAATATCTTCCGGAAACACAGGATTATCTGACGGAAGTATACGATCCGGAGAGGTCACTGGAGATTCTAACAGGGGAAACAATGCCGCCGACGGACGAGGAACTGATACAACAGTTGAGAGACGAGATGAACAAAGTGGACAACAACTTGGGAGATCAGATAGTGAAGGATCTTCCGAAGGATCTACAGAAACTGAACGAGATAGAGATGTATCCACCAGGCAAAGAGGAAGTAGAGGGCGAGATACGGGAAGAGTGGCTGGAACAGATGGCCAAAATAATGAATCCGGTTCTGATGAGTCTGGCGGACTTCAGCTTGTATCGGTAGAGAATAAGAAAAAAGAGATCAACATCGAAAGCACCTATACGAACTATGCACCAAGTAAGGTAAATATCAAGGGTGCAAAGCCACATCCGGGAGTACTCGTGGAAAGTGCTGCCATGGGTGCAGTGGAACCGCCAGAAGCTACATATGTTCCACATCTTCCACAGGAGCTCATTGAATCCGGTAAGCCTTCCGCTGCACAGCTTGAAAACATCGTCTATGCAGGACAGGCGCATCAGATCATCCTTCCGAACGGTACACGTAAGGGATATTTCATCGGAGACGGAACCGGTGTAGGCAAGGGTGTGCAGCTTGCTTCCATTATCCTTGATAACTTTAATCAGGGAAGAAAGAAAGCTATCTGGGTAAGTGAAAAAACCAACTTAATGTTGGATGCACAGAGAGACTGGGGAGACCTTGGCCAGGATCCAAAGGATGTTTTTGACTTTCAGAAGGCAACCGCTAAAGGGAAGGATATCCCGGATAAAGACGGTATTCTTTTTGCAGCATACTCTACACTTGGCTCCAGAAAACAGGCCGGTATTGATCAGATCAAAAAATGGGTAGGCGAGGACTTTGACGGTGTGATCGTTCTTGATGAAGCCCATAATATGAAGAGCGCTGTTCCTATCAAAGGAAAACGTGGAACTAAAAAGCCGGCAGAGCAGGCATTATGGGGCATAGAACTTCAAAAGCAGCTTCCGAAGGCACGTGTAGTTTACGCGACTGCGACAGGCGCATCCGATATCTCACAATATGCTTATCTTGAACGTCTGGGGCTCTGGGGACCGGGAACCGGTTTTGATAGTTTTCAGGACTTCGCTTCAAGTATTTCTTCAGGTGGTCTTGCAGCCATGGAACTTGTTGCAAGAGATATGAAGTCCATGGGCGACTACATGGCAAGAAGTATAAGCTATGACGGAGTACAGTATGAGACCATCACACACCCTCTTAATGAGGTGCAGACTGATATCTACAACAAGATGAGTGAGGGATGGAGGACTGTTTTAAGGAATGTTGAGAAGGCTATTGAAATAACCGGCGCCGATTCCAATGCAAGAAAAAATGCACGTGGAAGGTTCTGGAGCACTCTTCAGAACTTCTATAACCAGATACTTACGTCAATGTCATTACCGTCCGTCATTGCGGATATGGAAAACGAACTGAAAAACGGCCGAAGCATCGTTATTCAGATCGTAAATACTAATGCTTCACAAACTGATAAGAAACTTTCAGCCATGAAGGACGGAGACCTTGAAAACCTTGATCTTACACCTTCAGAAGCCTTGATCGACTATCTCAGAAACGCATTCCCGGTACAGGCATTTGAGGAATACGAAGATGAAGACGGAAGGAAAAGAACAAGGCCGGTAAAAGACAGCAAGGGAAATCCGGTAAACGACAAACGTGCGGTAGCCCTTCGCGATCAGCTGATCGAGGATATAGGAAAGATGCAGGTTCCGGACGGACCTCTTGAAATGATCCTTGACCATTTTGGGGTTGATAACGTGGCAGAAGTCACAGGACGCGGCAGAAGAGTCGTTTACAAGAAACAATCTAATGGCAGGATGAAACGTGTGACTGAGAGCTGGAGCAAGGCAAAGGGTGAAGCTGATGCTAATGCTTTCCAGGACGGAAAGAAACGTATCCTTATCTTCTCAGAAGCAGGCGGAACCGGAAAGTCATATCATGCAGACTTACGTGCAAAGAACCAGCAGCAGAGAGTTCATTATATCCTTCAGCCGGGATGGAAAGCTGATGCTGCCATTCAGGGACTTGGACGTACGCACAGAACCAATGAAGCGAGCCAGCCTATATACAAACTCGTTACAACGGATGTAATGGGACAGAAACGATTCACATCTACCATTGCAAAACGTCTGAACCAGATGGGCGCACTCACAAAGGGACAGCGTGACGCAGGTTCCGGAATATTCAGCGAGAAGGATAATCTGGAAACACCTCTGGCAGCAGACGCTCTTGAAGCATATTACAGACAGGCACCGAAAGAACTTGTAAAAAGCCTTGGTGTAAACATCTATGACGAATATGGACGTATCAATGACTCTGCTGAAGCACTTCGTGATGTAAGCAAGTTCCTTAACAGGATCCTTGCTTTGGATATAAAAGACCAGAACGAGGAATTTGAGAAGTTCTATAAAATCCTTGAAGATAAAACGGAACAGGCTATAAAGAACGGCACTCTTGACAGAGGACTTGAGACCATAAAGGCGGACAAGATTGAAACGATTGACGAAAAGGAAGTCTATAAAGACAAGAATTCTTCGACCGCTACAAAATATGTACAGCTTAAAGTTTCCAATAAGCCAGAGCTGATCTCATACGATGATATCATGGACAGACCTGTCATATCCATGGTTCGGTTGCAGGACGGAAGCGTAAGAGCAGTTTTCGAAGGTGCTAACAAGACAGACCCAAGAACCGGAAGAGTCGTTAAAACATTTGACCTCAGAAGTCCGATAAGAGGCGTTTTTAACCGCTATTCCGAAAAAACTCTTGATGAGCGCACAACACCTATTCCAAAGAATGAGTGGAAAAAAGCATGGGAAGAGGAAACTGACAGAGCTCCTGAATATATTGATAACACAGTGCACATGCTGACCGGAACGCTACTCCCTATATGGAAACAGCTTCCGCAGAACAACACACGTGTAATGCGTATCGTCACTAATGACGGTAATCAGTATCTTGGACGTATCATCGATGCACAGAATATTGACAGTGTACTAAAAGGACTGGGCGCAGAACGTACAAAGGAGAATTACACTTCAAAGGATGTCATGAAGCAGATACTTAATGATAACCAGGAAGTCAATCTTACTTTTGACAAACAGCGTCTTAAAAGAAGCCGTGTTGCCAATGACTATCGTATTGAAGTGCTGGGAAATAACCTTTGGTCTCTCCCTAAGTATTACGATGTGTTCAGCGAAAAGATAAACGGCAAAGAACGGTATTTTGTCCCTACAGGTGAAAGAGGAGAAAAGGCTTTAGAGAAACTCTTCTCGGCAAACGCTGTACGCGACATTGTACCGGCAGGAACATCCGATGAGGATATTCTGTATGCCAAGAATAAAAAGAAAGGAGACAGTAACAACAGCGAAACACCAACTATAAATCCCGGATCAGAGAACCCACGCGGAGACTATGACATTGATAAGAGACCACAGAAGAAACCTACCACAAGGGAACAGGAGCAGAAGAAAAGGGCAAAGGCATTCCAGGAGTCATTAAGACCGGACAAGTTTATTGCTAAGAAGAATATCGGTTCTGATGCAAAGACGGAGCGCCTTGAAGACATACTCGGACAGGCTGCTTATGACTTCGGTTTCCAGTACACACCGGGCAAGCGCTATACAAAGGGCGAAGACATTGGCGGACAGTTCAACAGGCGTAACAAAGGCATACGTACAAAAGTCGCCAACTATCTTCCTGATTTCTCACACGAATTCGGACACTGGCTTGCGGACCATTACGATATTTCAAGCGCAACTATCTATGATCCGGCTATGATTGCTGAAGCTCAAAAGGCATTTTATGAGGAATACGAGGAAGGTGATTACGGAGAGAATGAGGTATTCGACGAAGGCATTGCGGAATTCGTAAGACTCTATTTACAGAACAGGGACACTGCACGTATCGATTATCCGGAGCTTTCAGAAAATATCCTTAATAAGCTTACTCCGAGAGACCTCGATCTCTTTGAGAACCTCGCAGATAAGATAAACGCCGTATATGCAGCAGGCGCGAAGGAAATAACGCAGCATACTGTAAAACACGAAGAATCTTTACGGGATTACCGTGAGTTCGGAAAAAAAGTCCATGACGCCATGGTAAGAGAACAGATCAACTGGGTAGACTCTAACTACGGCATGAAGGATTTTGATTATGAGTACGGCACAAATACCCACATGAGAGCGACAAATGCAGAATACATCGACGGAACGATAGGCTATGCCATGGACGGACAGCTCCGTGATCTCGAAGGGAATTATCTGGGACTTTCTCTTAAGGACTGTGTGAAAGGCGTTAATCTTGACCCTAAATCACAGGAATTCAGAGACTTTGGCGATTATCTTGTAGTGAGACATGCTCCGGAGCGACTCGCACTCGGTATGCGTACATACGAGGACGACAGGCAGAACAACCAGAAATGGATGGCCGAGAGACAGTCTGAGCTTGATAAGAAGTACCCACACTTCAAGATGGCAGCAGAGAACCTTGATACCTTCCAGAAGAATGTATTGAAAAATTATGCACTAAAGTATGGACTTATCACTCCGCAGGCTTATAAGAACATGCTTAAGGATTATCCGCACTATGTACCGTTCTTTAGAACAGGATTTAAAGAGAAGGGTAATGCCCTGAGACGTGCTCACGGATCCGGAAGGACTATCATAAATCCTCTGGACAACATCATTACTTCGACCATGAAGATAATGAACGCGGCTTCACGTAATGCCGTCCTCCTGGAGATGAGAAAGGCGGCTCTTGAGAATGATGCCAATGCTTTATTCTTAGAGCAGATACCGGAACCAAAAGTGCCAATGAACTTCGACATGAGGGGCATAAAGGAAGAACTTCATAACAAGATCGCTGATATAGACATAGCACGCGGAGTGGATCCTACAGCGCAGGATCTTCTCCATGACATGATAGATAAGATCGACAACACTCTTACACAGTTCCAGACAGGACGCGCAAGGAAGGATCTTAATGAAATATCTATCATGGTCAATGGTAAGCCGGAGTTCTGGAAGGTAAATGACGAGAATCTTTTCAGATCGCTCACATCCATGGATTACCGTACGTCAAACACTTTGGTACAACTCTATGGAAAGCTCACGAGGTTTATGACCAGCAACACCACCGGAAACAATGTTGTATGGTCCATATTCTCGAACTCACCGAGAGACTTCCAGACACTTATTAATTACTCTGATACAAAGAATGTCTTCAAGCTCGCTAAGCTTATAGGAGACTCTTACATCCAGAGCTTTAACGAGTTCAGGGGAGCGCCTACATCGGACTACTACAGCGAGTTCCTTTCCATGGGTGCCAAGGGTGCACCTGTATGGGTAGGATCCGATACCTACGTGAAGGATATGCGTAAGCTCGTGAACAGCAGTAAGAAGTTTGATCCTTCGATGCTTAACCCGTTTAAGTATTTCCGGTTCCTGGCAGAGACCATCGAGATGGGTCCGAGATACGCGACATACAGACTGATGCGTGAACGCGGCATGAGCCCTCAGAGAGCCTTTTATGAGAGTATGGATATTACGACTAACTTTAGGAAGAAAGGACTGCACGGAAAAGAGTTCAACAAGGCTGTTCAGTTCTTTAATGCCAATGTTCAGGGACTTGATCATGCTGCAAGGTACTATTCCGCTGAAGACATTAAGGGCAAGCCAAAGGAAGTGAGGGACAAGGCTATAAGGGCAAGAATGACATTCCTTGTGGCGACTTCCCTTATCACTGCTATGCTGAGCTACGCATGGAACCACCGTGACGACGATGACAAGAAGGAGTACAACCTTCTCTCAAATTACATCAAGAACTATTACTTCACATATCACATAGGCGATGGGAAGTTCTTTGCAATTCCTAAGAACCATGAGTTATCAGTCCTTGAGTCGTTCTTTGAAAGAAGCTTTGAGTATCTGGCAGACCAGAACGACCAGGCATTCAAAGAGTACTTTGATTATTTTGCCGAGCAGGTGACTCCGCCGATAGCATCTGAAATACTGGAATTCCCGGTACATGCCGGTAAGAACGGATTGCAGCAGGCCATGGATGATGCCATACTCGGAGTAATTTCCAATACCGGTGTATATGGTATTATGGCTCAGACAGCAATGAATAAGAACTATCTGGGAGCAAAGATCGTACCGGCAGCTTACGAGAACCTTGCACCTAAGAGACAGTACAATAAAAAGACCAGCGAAGCGGCTTATCTTATTGGACAGGCACTTAATATCAGTCCAATGAAGCTTGATCACTTCGCAGGTAATGTACTTGGCTATATCTGGGACTACCAGAGCGCACTGTTCCCGATAAATGCCGGAAACGTGAAGGGTGAGCGTGATCCTTATCTCGGAGTTACCAAAAAGTATGTCCGTGATAACCGCTACTCTAACGATGTATCCGGATGGATATACGATAAGGCCAGAGAATCAAAGATGAGATACGAGACCGAAGGCGACAATCTTCTCGAAGCTTCCATGGATGAGTACATGAAGAACAGGTACAACACCTACAACAAGCTCAGCAAGGATGAGGAAGAGAC